TAACTTTTCTAAATATAAGCTATTAGCAGCCGTTGTAGAATCTGCGATTTCTTGTGACATATGAATTCTCCAGAAAGATCTCCAGCCTGTTAAGTATGCTAGGATTTCCTCATCAGTGCAATTAGAAGGTAGCAGTTTGGAGAGAAACCTAACTGCGTAGCGTGACATATTAGGGTAAAATCCAAAATCTGTGACAATGTAATGACAGAAATCATAACAATTTCTTGAGTGATGAGTTGAGATCTGCTCTTTCGTGACCATTCCTAGAGCTTCTAAGATCTCGGCATTAGATTGAACTGGTTCTGCATGGATTGAGAGAAAATCATCACCTTGAGCTGCAATATACTCAGCATCGCCCCAGCATAGAAAGACCATACACAGTGTTACAACGGTGTTGAAGAAAAGAGTATGTGCATCACCTGACGATAGACCAAAGTGTATCCTCATTTTCATGTTCAAATCAGGTGAAGTGGTCTTCCATGTTTCACCGAAAATCCTTAGGTAGTCGAAGATAACATCACTAAAATCAACTATTTCTAAATGTTGGCACAGATTCTTTATGACTCGTGTGAACATAAGGAATGACATAGGACCATGCGACATGTCGTAGCATGTCATGTCGGATGTGCATACAGTTTTCCCTGGTCTAAGGTACATATGTGCGGTGGATAGTGCTCTGTCGGCAGAACTTTCTTTTATCCCACTGAATCCACATTGAGGCCCAACTGAAGCAAGAACAAGGTCCTCAGCAAGTGAAATGAGAGCTCTTGCGTATACCATCATTTCAGGATCAATAGCATTCGTGTTTTGAGCACCTTTAGACTTATTTATTCGAGGATTATTTCTATCAGGTTCGACTGAGTTCTTTAGACCTGTCTTGGCATAACACATTTTACTAGCAGGTGACTCTTCAGCGGTGTAGTTGAAGTCAATATTGTCATGGCCTTTCTCTTTAAGTGTATTAATGTATGCAATTGCACCACGTATCAAACTCTCATCGACATAAACAGCTCTCTTCTCTGTAAACATTGCTTGTGTCATGCAATCCACTCGAGTCATAGCGTAGTCGGAGAAAACTTTATTATTACTAAAACTCTTTACTTCTGAGCAACTTTTCCAAGCTGCTTTGATATCGATCTTGTTGTCAAAGTTTTGGAGCAATCTTTGTGCAGAAGAAAGACTGTGAAAACTGCTACTGGCGTGGTAGTAAACTCCAAATCGACCAAAATTGTTGATACATTTTCTCTTAATTACTCTTTCCTCCTTCCACATTGTTATGTCTAATTTTATACCAACAACAGCTTTGTTGTCTAGCGATATCGGCGTTAGTTTGTATGGTATGTGAACAGTCATACCGTTGATTTCAATTGGAGGTTCACAGTGCCATATGTTAGATAACATTCTTACGACTTCTTCAACTGAAGTGCGATTGAAACTGGAAC